ACTCCAGCAACTCTTGATCCGTCCTTTTTAGCATCTTCCCCCATCTGATATCTACCATCATAATGCATACCACTTCCACCAGGAATTCCATATTTTCCTTTAGACTCAATTAAAGCAATACTATTTCTAAAAATATCCCACTGTTCAGAATTAGCGCCTATTTCTTTATATAATTGAGAAGCGGCAACTGCTCCACCAGCAGTTTCAACATCACCACCTTCCGTTGGCGCAGCGCCAGGTTGTGTTTCTTGTTCATTTTGGCCTTTTTTCAATCTCAAATTTTCTTGTATCTCTCTCAATGTTTTTTGAGAGTTTGTCTCTGTCGAATCTTTAAAAGATTTGGCAACCCAATCACTAATATCACCACCTTGAGAAATAGCATCTAAAGTTTTTGGATCAACAAATCCACCCTCTGCAAATGCAGCAACAATACCACCTTTTAATTTTCCATCATCTATCCCCTTAGAAATCAACATATTAATACCAAGACCAACATTCTTATAATCTTGTTGGCTTGGTTTTTGTCCTAAGAGAATTTTAGAAGTGATTGCAAGTATTGGTCCAAAGTAATCACTATCACCAAGATTCTGTCCTGCCTTTTGAATTACCTTAAAAGGATTCATAGCATCAGTTGCTTTTTGCAAAAACTTAAGTGGATTAGGAAATAAACCAGATTCGCCAAATAATTTATCTCCACCACCAACATCAGCACCAGGAGAAGTTGCTTCAACATCACCAGGTTTTTTAGGAGTCAACCTTCTTCTATATCTACCTTTTTTTGAAGAGATTGTTCTTCTTACTCCACGTTGAGGTCTTCCACCTCTTGTAATGCCACCACCTGCCATTTTTTTTGTTGGAGATTTTACACTTTTTCCTCCAAAAAATAAATCATATAAAGCACCACCTGCCATATCACCTAAAGTTCCACCAGCAATAGATCCAAGTGCTGCTGTTGCAATTGCTAAAGGTCCTCCAGCAAGTCCCAGAAGTCCTGCTAATCCCCCACCAATTGTTCCTAGAATTGCAGCACCAATTGCCCTAAATGCTGCTCTTCCTGGATTTTCTCCAAGAGCAACAGATAATCCAAAATCAATCAATGCTCCGATGATTGGAAGACGAATATTTTTTAGGAAAGGTCTTACTGAAGAAAGTAACCCCTTCTTTGCAGCAGCACTTGTCGTAACTCTTGCAGCAGTTCCAGGAAGTCTAAGTTGAGGTTTTCCCCCAACCCCAGTAGTTACACCAGGTCTTTTCCTTAAAGGATTTCTTACATCAATTCTTCCTGCACGACCACCACCACTAGTTGTTACTCTTGGTCTTCCACCAACTCCAGGTTTTGTTTTACCGCCTTTTGGACCACGACCACCAAATCCACCAGACCCTGCTGATGCCATCCCAGCAATAATAGCAAGATTTAAAAACTTGTTTAATAAACTAGAAAGTTGATCAAATTGTTTTACTCCATCATTACCAAACATGTTTTTGGCAAATCCTCTTGTTGCATCATATGCTTTATAACCCCAATCAATAAAAGTAACTAATCCATCTAGGAGTTTTCCTCCAAGATCAAGCACAAAGTCAGTTGCTTTGCCAATAAATTTTATTATTGGAATAATCTTAGGAAGATGATCAACTAATCTAACAGCAAAATATCCAAGAATAATATTTCCAATAAAATTTTTTACCCAATCCAAAAATCCCATTCTTGGAAGTTGTGGCATTTTTATTAATGCCTTTTCTGATCTTGGAGATGTTTCTAATTTTTCTTCTGTTTTTTCTCTTCTTTTAGTACTTGTTTCTTTTTTCTTATCAATGAGATTTTTTTTCTCTGCAGCAAGAGTTCCTTTTAAAATTTTATCAATTTCAATTACTTTAATACGAATTATTCCTATGTTCTCCAAAGATTTCTCGGAAATACTTACTTGAGAAGATCCTTTAATAAGATTATTAGGAATTTTTACGGACGAACCTTTTAATGAAGGTAAAAATTTTGAAATTTTTGCGGAAGAACCTTTTGCTGAAGGTAAAAATTTCTGAATATTAATTGTCATACTTTTTTACCTATGAACCCCTATGAGATCTGCTTTTGTTTTTGCTCCCCTTGTAGATGCGCTAAATCTTGGTGGTTTATTAGTCGTTGAACCTCCACCTCTAGTATTTCTTCTTTGCGGAACTGGAGGACCATAAACAACTCTTGGTTTACTAGTCGTTGGTGGTTTTACTGGTTTGACTCCTGCATTTTTTGGACGAGTAAATCTAGATTTATATGGACCACTTTGGTTTCTTCTTGGGTCATTAGGTTTATACATCGTAACCGGTGAAGTAGTTGCTTTTGGTTTTCCTGTTTTGGGATCAATATTTTTAACAGAACCAACATCAATTTCAGATCCTAAAGCTCTTTGATTAATCCATCCAGTATCTTGTGCAAATTTTCCTGCCATTGATAGAATATTATATAATCCCTGACCAATATTACCTTTTTTTATAGCCTCCATAGACTTTTTGGCGTACACACCAACAGGTTCATTGAAGTTATATGCATCATTAGTAACTATCCTATCTCCTTTTTGCGTCCCAGACCACCTACCAAAAGTAGAGTTGAAATATTTGCCTCCACCAAATCCACCCGCACCACCTAGAGATTTGAGATCATCAGTATATTGTCCAGAACCTGGTCCAGATATTCTATTCCATTCCATAGACATTTTTCCACCTGGACCAACTCTTAAACCATTTGCTGCAGCAGTCCTATCAATCATCTCTTGTCTTGCTTTATCAACAGATTTATTACTCAAAATTTTAAATGGTCTACCTAATGGCCCCAACATAGCCTTAACATAGGTCAATCCAGTCATACCAAAAGCATTACCTGTTGGAATAGGAATCAATCCCCTATTCATCGTATCTTTCAGAAATCCCTTTGGTAAACTTTGTACCCAAGCATCATACTTACTAATAGCTTCCTGACTCTTCTTTGCATTATTTTTCGCCATTGCATTATATTTGTCATCGGTTCCCAACTTACTGATGGATGTAGGAACATTTTTAGCAACTTCTTTAACTGTATTGAAATTATTTTGTAAAGAATTTACTGCTCTATTTCCAAGATTTATTGCATCATCTTTCATCTTATCACTAGTAAAATATTTTACACCTTCATTAACAATATTACTAGCAGATTGTTGTAATGTATTATTTTGTAAAGAATTTACTGCTCTATTTCCAAGATTTATTGCATCATCTTTCATCTTATCACTAGTAAAATATCTCTGTGCCTTTACGCCTTCATTAACAATACCACTAGCAGATTGTTGTATTGCATTCTGTGCAGAAATGCCAGCTTTCCTTGCTAAACCTTCTGCCCATTTATATTTCGGAGATAGTCCTTTTAAGATTTCGGAGACATAATATTCAGATTTCCCTATTAATCCACCACCCGCAGCATAAGTTTTTCCACCAACAATCTTTGGTTTATTTGTTCCTCCTCCAGCAGCATTCATTGACTCAAGAGTGTCAACACCATATTTTTCAACGGCACCACGAGACATAACAAACTCGCCATCAGAAAGCATCGCAGGGACTTTATCTACACCCTTTTCACCACTTACATAACCACTGGCAAATCCACCACCATTAAACCCATATGCTTTAGTTTTGCCAGTCTGCAAATATGACATTTGCTCATCAATTTCAGCACCCTTACCCCAAAGTTTATCAAAGAAATTGAGATTTGCTTTTTGTTGCTGAAGTGATTTTATTTTATCTGCATTACTTCCCGACTCTTTATCAGTTTTTCTTTCCTGCTCATTGACAGTGCCAGGAAATAACGCAGGAACTGTTGCACCTGCAGTAAATAAAGCTGCACCAATTCCTAAAGGACTTTTTATAAACTTTAAAAGTTGCGGAATAGCAACTTTTCCTATTTGTAAAATAAATCTACCGACTAATCCAATCGTTCCTCGAATTAACTTTCCGAAACTAGTTCCAAATAAAACGTAAGATCCAAGAAGTGCTGGCCACCAATCTTTTACAAATCTAATTATTGATTTTAATTTACTCTCATTTTTAGGATCACCCATCCATTCAACAAGTTTATATACAATTCTCCCAAGAATTACAGTTCCAATAAAATCAAATATTTTATCAAGAAGACTTTTAACAGGCGCAATTATTTTTTCCGCTGTCTTTTTTAATCCATCAAATATTTTTTCTAATTTGCTTTCCCTTAAAGATCTTTTCTCTTGTTCTGCTTGTCTCTTTCCATAAGCAGAAGTATCACTTTCTACCTTTTGTTTATTTTTTAAAGTTTCATTTATAGAAATTACTGCAGCAGTTATTGCAGATATATTATCATCTAAACTTTTTGTTGATGGAGATTTTGCAATTGCTTGATATGGTAAAAGACCTTGAGATTTTTTACCGCCAAGTAATATTCCTTTTATATTAGTAACATTAAATGAATTGGAAGATATCTTTTTCTTTTTAACCTCAAATCTTCCTTGATCCTTTTTAGTTTTTACTCTTTTATATTCATCAGTAACAAGCATTATTTCTTCAGTAGGAATTGTTTTTTTTACCATCCTACTTTTAACCATAACTTCCTTAAGAAGCGTCAAATAAGTTTCATAATCAAGGTCAAAGACATCCTCTAGACCAATCAGTCTTAATATTCTAGGATCAATTGTTTCTGACTGATTAGAAATGGGCATTGCTCATCTGTTGTTTTTGTTTTAACTCTTCTTCTTCAAGATGCTGTTGCAATAATCCAATATAGATATCTCTTTCCCAAGGTATCATATTTTCAATCTCCCATAGTGAATATTTATGATACTGCATTAACGAAAAATTGAGACGAAAATAATTTTCAAGATCCATATGGATCATTCCTACGAGAAAAAAGATGCTAACCCTTCTAAAACAACTTCGCTTTCAATTTCAGTTACTGGATTGGTAACTTTAATTGTGTGAGATAACTTGGGCATAGTTTCAAAGAACTTCTCAATACCTTTAAACTGAGAAGAATTCATAGACTCTAAAAAGTCTGCCATTTCTTTTTTAGTTACATCAGCAGAAGTCCAAACTTCTTCCTCAGTAAAAATTTTATCAATGCAAGAAGCAATCAATTCAAATGATTGGTCCATAGCATTTTTATCACTAAAATCAAAATTATTCTTAATAAACTGATCCAAAGATGGATATTTCATTTCCATCATAATATATTTGTCAAGTTTAATTCTGTTAGTATGTTCTTCATTTTTTTGGACCTTAATATCATCTAGATTAATCTTTACTGAAACTTGTGTTTCTCCATCATCTGGACATATGACATTTATATCCAATTCTTCTCCTACAGATTTCCCACGAATATTTAAAAACAAATATTCAATATCAAAAGTAGGTAAAGATTCTACTTTTATATTTTTTGTAAGAATGCAATTTTTAATAACTGTTTTGATTGCTGTACTAATTTGCTTATTATCTTCACTTTCTAAAGCAATTACAAGTAATTTTTCTTCTTTTACAAGAAAAGGTCTATATTGAATCGTTTCTCCTGTTGAAGGCAATTCAAGTTCATAGGTTGGCGTAGCAATCTTAGGTAAAGGCATAATTTCCTATAGAAATTCAGGTTTGATTATTTATAGGGGATGGACGGATGAAAAAGTGTCCACAGAAGCGTGACCAAAGACAGTTTTCATCCTATAATAACAAGGTAAACAAAAAAACCCATGCGTCGTCTTTTCTTTAGTCTAGTGTTTATCTACGGGGTTGGTCTTTCAGCATATTTTGGTTCTTGGGGAATTCGTGATATGGCAGCCCTAGAAAATGCAGTTGCATCAGGATCTCAACACGAAGAAATGCGACATCGCCTAAATGTATCTGCTGAAGGAAACTGGTTTCTTCTAGCAAACCTAATTGCAGTGGCAGGTGCTCTTGGAACTATTTCTAAAAAAAATGATTAATATTCTAAAAAAATTATTCATAGCATACTGTATTTTTGTATGCACTGCTTTTGGTGCTGGATATATCTTCGCTGGATTAGCAACTTTAGGTCTTATTCCTCCACCACCAACTGATTGGAAAGATGAATGAGGGTCATTAAGACCCTCTTTTTTTATGAGAATGGTGATAATGGACCAACATTTCTTCCAGTATATGGCAATCCAGATTCAACCATTCTTGAGTTTGCATTTACTGCACCAATAATTTCATCACCCTCACTAATTTGTAAGGAATTTCCTGAAGATAGAGCGTTTCCTATAGATAAACCACCAGTACTATCGGAACCAAATTGCGGATTTGCAAAATATTGATAAGATGATGTATTAAATCCTGCCTGCTCTAAAGGAGTATTCAAACTAGACTGTGGAGAATTTGATTGTGGTGCTGGCGATCCATCTATATTTGCAACATAATATCTCGAATAAGTAAATGAAACTGTACATTTTAAAAGAGATGATGAATCATAAGATATTGGCATAGAAGAAATACTGATCGGATATGCCTTTAAAAATCCATATACTAATTTTGAATTAGACATTAATCCATAGTCCTTTTCAAACTTTGTAATGTAAAAAGTAGTTTGATATTCTTCAGGATATCTTACGCTATAAAAAAAGTTGGGTGATAACAAACCAGCTCTTCCAGATTCACTTACACTCTGACTTTCACATACAATATACTTAATCCATGTTTCAAAAAATTTAATTACTGTGTATTGAGTATTGACGTAAAAAGTTAAATCAATTCTATCATCATATATTCTTCTATATGCATGTCTTTCAGTAACTCCAGTATAATCATTGTTAATTTCATGCGTTGCTAAACTTGATCCTGGCAAAGTTGCCTCACAGCAAGCAAGTTGTATATCAGATTGACTTTTTGTAAGAGAAACGCCATTTTTTGCCATTATAGTATTAAAATCTCCAGCATTACCACCCGGAACAGGCAAATATAATTCATAATGAGAAGTTAATGCCGGTTGCAAAAGAGAACTTTTTATATCAGATATTTTTCTTGCTTTTGGATTTGGAAATGGGTTTGAGGGAGGCATTTATAAATAATTTTGACCTTTATATATTATGTATGGCGGAAAGTATAAAAAGTATTTACAAACCATCCTTTCCAGAAAAATATAAAGGCAATCCAAATAATATTATTTGCAGGAGTAGTTGGGAACGCAAATTCTGTCATTGGTGTGATCATAACCCAAGCATTATATCTTGGGCATCTGAGGAGTTTTCCGTCCCATATGTTTCCCCAATAGATAATAGAATTCATAGATATTTTCCAGATTATTTAATTAAAGTAAAAGAACAATCTGGCAAAATTAAAAGTTATGTAGTTGAAGTAAAACCCAAAAAACAAACAGTTCCCCCAAAACAAAAATCAAGAGTGACAAAATCTTATATTCATGAATGCAAAACTTATGCAGTCAATCAAGCGAAATGGAGTGCTGCAGAAGAATGGTGTGCAGATAGAATGTTAGAGTTCAAAATAATAACCGAAGAAGAACTAGGTATAAAATAATGGCATTAACTGGTTACGAAAAACCTTTAACCGATTATACAAAATCACAACTAGTTGAGATTGCCAAAACATATACTGTTTATTACCAAACTGATTCTGGAAAGGGGTCAATAGGAGGGTATCAAAAATTAACAACTAAAGACTTAATAAAACTAATAGAGAATGATAGAGATTATCAAAGAGCGAGACCAAAATCAAGAGTTGAATTATTAAAGGGTAGGATTAAAAATCTATCAATTCAAGAAAATATAATGCGCGAAATACTAGATGTTTTTAAAGAATCTGTTGTAATTCCGGAACCAGGAAAATTTTATACATTTATATACAAAGCAAAAACTCCAAATATAGAATATGACCAACATCCATTAATTGCTTGCACAGAATTAAAAAATTGGGGATTTAGAGGTCTTAATTTTCATTGGAGTTTGGGAAGGCAATCAAGAAATTACACTTGGGAAGAGGTAATTGGAAAATTGCATATTATTAACTATGACGAATTGGATGAATTGCTATCTATACCATATGCAAAATTCCGTCTAAATAAATAAAAAACCCCTCTTATAAATGTCTCATACTCTACAAAAAATTGAGATGATTAATCCTAGAAGTGGGAGGATTTTTTAATGCCTATCCAGACCCTTACTAGCGACAAACAAAAAACTAAAGTTGGTACAGTTGGCACTGAACTTGAAACTTTCACTCAAACTACATTTGAAAGAGATTCTAATGGAAAAATAATTCCAGCATCTATAGAAACCAAACTTTTATATAATAATTCAACAACAATTATACCATCATTTGTACCAGCAGCGTCATCAAAAGATGGTGGAAAAACTTGGGATATGTCAAGTTTTAGAAAACCTGATGGAGCTCTTGTTTTAGGAGCAGATGCTCAAAGATCTTTAAGATCAGGCGCATTAAAAACAACTGCAAATCAACAAATACAAACAGCAGGACAAAAAGAAAAATTGAGTCCTAATGATCTTAGTGCAATATCATCAAAAGCATCTTCAGAAGCAAAACCCAGTCCTAATGAATCTGAAACGGCTTTAGATACAGAGTTATCAAAAGCACCAGGTAGATCAAAATATTCAAAGACATTAAGATATCCAGCAAACTTGCAGTTAGAACATCAAGATATTATACAGTTTAATATGTTGAAATATGAACCAAGAACCCTAGGTACAGGAGAGAATGCAGGATCTTTTAATGAAAGATCTAATTATGAATCAAGAACAATTGGAATCGTACACCTACCAATTCCAGCAGGAATTTCTGATACAAACTCAGTAACTTGGGGAAGTGATTCATTATCTGCTACAGATAAAGCTTTAGCAGATGTCGCAAATGCTTTTATTGGAGCAGGAGGAGATGCTGGTGCTAATGAAGCAGGAAAGAAGATTGAAGCAATTTCAAACTATTCCGGAGAAATAAAAGAAGCATTAAAACCATATTTCATTGGACAAGCAATAGGAAAAGCAAATATTCTTTCAAGAACAAAAGGTGCTATCCAAAACCCAAATATGGAGTTGTTATTCAGTGCTCCAACTTTAAGACCGTTTACATTTACTTTTAGATTATCTGCAAGGGGTCAGGGAGATAGGGAACAAATAAGACAAATTATAAGATTCTTTAAACAAGGAATGGCAGTTCAAAGAACTCCATCTCAATTATTTCTAAAGGCACCTAACACATTTAAAATAAGATATTTGCATCAAAATGCGGATCATCAATATATAAACAAAATTAAAGAGTGTGCTTTACAATCATTTACTGTAAGTTATACGCCAGATGGAAACTATATGACATTTTCCGATGGTTTAATGACATCTTATGAAATTCAAATGCAATTTCAAGAACTTGAACCAATCTTTAATGATGATTATGGAAACCTTGATGGAACCTCAATAGATACTGAAATAGGATACTAAAAATGCCAAGTTATTTCCGCCAACTTCCAAATTTTGAATACGTCAGTAGACTTCCTGATGCAAAAATATCTGACTATTCACTTGTAAAAAACTTTTTCAAAAAAGGACAGTTGCGTAGTGATATTTTCCAAGATGTAACTTTTTTTGAAAAATATAAAATTGAAGGAGATGATAGACCAGATAATGTTGCATATCAACTTTATGGTGATTCTACATTAGATTGGATCATTTTATTATCTAATAATATCGTAAATATTCAAACAGAATGGCCATTAACCAATGAAAGTTTTGATACTTATTTAAGAGAAAAATATGGCGTAGGTTTAACCACAGAGGAGGAAATTTATTATAACATTTATAGTAAACCTCATCATTTTGAAACCGTAGAAATCAAAAATAGTCAAGGAGTAACCATCATTCCAGGTGGTCTAGAAGTTCCATATGATTATGCATTGGGACAGTCATATTATGATTATTATACAGACTCTCAAGTCACAATATCTAATGCAACAACACCAATAACTAACTATGATTATGAATTAAATTTAGAAGGTGAAAAAAGAAATATATACACACTTAAACCAAGATATTTAAATGTTGTACTAGATGATATGCAAGAAATCATGGAATATAAAAAAGGTGCCACTCAGTATGTGAATGGCACCTTAAAAAGGGCTGATAATATTAAACTTTATATTTAATCAATCTTCAGCAAGTTTTTGGAAGTATGAAAGTGCATCATCTTCATCATCATCCCTCTGAGTAACAATGGGAAGTGAAGGCGACTTAGAGCGAGCATAAGACTGTTCCAGTTCCTCTACAACACGACTTTCTACAGAAGGTTTCTCGGCATAAGATTCATATTCTTCCTCTTCTTCCATAACAGCACGAGAACGTGCTGGCGAAGAAGTTTGAAGACCCAGAACAGTATTCAAACGTGATTCAAGTTCTTCATAAGATTTGAATTGATCAGGAGCAGTTACTGCTGCAAGTGAATACTCTTTCTTCCAGATGGTTTCAAGAGCATCATCATCATCCAAGAGTGATTCAACTGAACCAAACTCTGATTTGTCGTAGTTCCAATACCCATCTTTCTTTACGATTTTGAGTTTAAAGTTTGCACCCTGCCAGAAGTCAAAAGGATTGATAGGGGTTTCATCTTCAAACTCAGGTTGCATTGCTTCCATAATCTTGTCAAAGATTTTCTTACCATACTTGAAGAGGAAAACTTTACCTTCATTCTGAGGGTTGGTAGGATCCTTTACAACATAGATGTTAGAATAGTAAGACAGTTTGCGCTTCTGCTTACGAACAGTTTCTTTATCCTTTTCGCTACCACTGTTCCACAGTTTACGGTTATGCTCAGAAACAGGATCTTTTTGTCCAATGGTGGTCAAAGAATTTTCAATATACCAACCACCAATACCTTGGAACCCATGAGAGTACATTTTTGCCCAGGGCACATCTTCTCCCTCTGGGGCAGGCAGGAAACGGATAACTGCAAATCCATTGCCAGTTTTATCCATCTCAGGTTTCCAGAGGCGCTCATCTGCACCACTAGAAGTAGTACTCATCTTCTCAACTTCCTTTACCAGTTTAGAAGTCAAAGAACCAAGTTTGGATTGTTTTTTTAGATTTTCGAAAGACATTAGATTACCTTTTTGTTAATTGGATTTGGCCTATGTGTGCTCTAGTATTTTATCAGTTTGGATCGTGTTTGTCAATCTGCCCTTTCATCAATTCAAGCATTTTGGACATATTATTGAGAATGATATTCATATCAGTGCCAGAGGGCATACCCATCATTACTGCAGACTGTACAATGCGATCTTTCATTTCTTGTGCTTCAGGGTCATCAGACAAACTCATTCTTGTATAAAGAACTTTTTGTTTATCTAAAAGTTGTTCAAGAAGTTCGACATGGTTAAATCGCTCTTCTTTGGACATTGTAGGAAATTTGAAGATGTTTGAATAAACTTCTTCTTGCAATTCTGCAATCTTAGTCATCTCTGCGCGGACAACTTCAGATTTAAAGAAACTCATAAAACCCCCAAAACAATTTCATTTAAAATTTTACAAAAACTAGATACTTTTATATTTATTTTCCATATTTTAATAATATATCTTATTTGGTGATAATTTTCTTGCAGGCAAATACTACCATCCAAAATCAATTATAAAACTATTTGTTTGAGAATTTTTTTAAATTTAAAAATATCTATTTGGAGGAATGAATTATACTTTTTAACTCTACGACTAACAGTTTCCCACACTGGGTCTTGAAGTTTTTTATCAAAGTTAGTTGAGTATGAAAAAATTTTATCGTAAATGACAAGAGTTTCTAAACTTATCTTTCCCGACAAAAACTTTTTAAGTAAAGGAGGATGTCCTTTAGTACAGTTAAATATTTCATCAAATTTATTTTCATTAAGAAGAGTTTGAGATTCTTCTTTAAAAACATAAGAAAGAGATTGAATTTTTTTCTGCCAATTTTTGTACCTATCTTCTCCTTCTCTAATCATTTCACCAATCCAAAGCGTTTCTGGATCCTCACAGGAGACAAAATTGGCGACAAAAAAATCTAAAACTTCTTGATCGGTTTTCTGTCGTGAAACTTTTTCAAACCACATCCTATCCTTTCTTTTGTAAAATGATTGGAGACTGGCGCGACTTTTCCCACAATATTTGTGGTAATCATAACTGTCCTTAGTAAAATGATTTTTTAAGGACAAATAACATTTATAAGCATCGAAAGGCATCATTCAAAAAAGTAATATAGGCAATTTTTACTGAGAAAATTTTTGGGGCAAAATGGGATTATAAAGGCAATTTTGCTCTAGAACTCTTCTTAAGAAAATTAAGTTCCATTGCCTCATATTTAATTTTCTCTTTCAGTGGTTTAGAAATTAATTTTGGAACTGATTCCAAATCAATATTATTCTGTTCGCAAAAATAAACAATTGCATCAATATAATTCATTTCTATATTAATTTGCACAAGATTTTCGATTTCTTGCGCAAATCGCGATGGACAGAAAAATTTACTTTCAAGTACCTTTTCTAATTCATTCTCCATTTGACCCAGTATTGTGACGTACAAATTCTTTAATGTAGCGAACTAATAACTTAATATAATCTGATTTGTTTCTTTTGTCAAATACTTTTACTTCTCCACCAGGAGTTACCATAATTGTAATCAATTTAACTGGTGGTATTTTGGTCAGTTCATAATATGCAGAAGCATAAAACATTTCCTGAACAAAGTAATTTTCAATCCACTCCTCGGGTTTAATTTTTTCCGATGTCTTAAAGTCAATAACCGCCAATTCTCCCTCATACTCAGCAATACAATCTACTCTTCCAGCGAGTCCAAGATATTCTGAGTATAAAGTCCTTTCAATTGCGTGAATATTATTTATCTTGTCAAGATAAGGTTTAGCATGATGAAACATGAACTTTGTTAATGGTTGATAATCATTCCAATTAAGTTCTTTATTTTCAAGATAATCCTGACAGACTTGGTGGAAATCAGTTCCTCTTGCGGTTGCTCTTTTAGTAATGCGGTTTGCCTCTTCAAGACCAACTCTCTTTCTCCACTTAACGAAGACTTCACGATTATAAAAACTTGTGACAGAAGTAATAGAAGGCACCCAATCTCCATTAGGTAGATTATAGAGACGGATGCTTTCTGTTGTTTTACATTCTAATTCAATGTCACCCAGATAATTATGATGAATAAAACTCATACTCCCATTTCCATTTTAGCAAGAATATACTCTTTAACAAATCCAGACCTTACAATATCATCAACACCAAACTCAACAATATCAATTGAAGGCATTACTCGCAAAACTTTCATAAAATCAATAATACCATTCTTTTCATTAGTCTTAATAAGATCTGATTGAGTAGCATCACCACAGAACATGATCTTACTATTTTCACCAACACGAGTAATTATACTATCGAGTTCATGAAAGTTCAAGTTTTGAAATTCATCTACGATGACAATTGAATTATCCAGAGTAGTTCCGCGAATAAAAGAAGTACTCCAAAAACTAATTGTTCCCTGAGTTTTGAGGTTTCCATAGAGCATTTCAAACGATGCATCATCTGGCAGTTGGAACATGTACTTAACCATGTTCTTATATGGAATTTGATATAAAGATGATTTGTCCTCATGATCCCCAGGAAGAAAACCAATCTCACGAGTAGCAACAAGAGACCTTACGATATAGATTTTTTCATAAGGGCTTCTTTCATCCAAAACATCCTGAAGAGCATTATAAAGAGTAATGAATGTTTTACCAGTTCCTGCACATCCATATGCAACAATGTTTTGGTTTGATTCATATGATTTATAAAGTAATTTTTGATTTTCTGTAAGAGGTTCAATCTCTCTCATCAGTTCAGAATTAATTGGCTTCCTACGCTTCATTTGTTTAGAAGTAAGTCCAACACCAATCGGTTGATCGTCTACTCTTTTTCTTCTTGCCATATAAAATTAAATTAGATCGGTTTTACTTTTGAGCCAGGTGCCTTTGATGCAGCATGAAGAACATCGTTCCATCCTGGATGAGATTTTTTAAGTCTATCATAAATCTCACCAATTTCTCCTGATGAGGGGCATGTTGACGGATCTGACCAATCTCTATCCCAATCGGGATTGTCTTTTTTCCATTGGTCCCAGTCATGAACACTCATTACTACGTCTTTTTGTTCACCAGTTTGTTTATGAACAACAGGATATGTCGCCAAATTTATTCCTCCATTTTATATAAGGATATTTATTCAATGCAGATAGAAGGTGCGTCTAGACATTCTGCACAACCTTCACGAGTCCATTCAAGTGCAGAAGATACAGCAGGGAACTGACAAGTAAAGATGCAACGAACAAGTTCAGCAATCTCCATATGTTCCTTCTGTGTACCATGAGAAGAACGTAGATCGATATAATGTATCCATGACCTTACAGAACCGGTCATATAGAGTCTTGTGGGCGTTGCCAAGGGCAATACAAACCTTGCACACTCCTTTGCCACGCCCTTCTCTAGAAGGCGGTTGTAGACCCTCTGAGACTGCTCAAACAGAACGCGAATGTCTTCCAGTAGAGTGAGCTTTAAGTAGTCTGGCATGTCATCAATACTGTTCTGACGATTCTTATCATCTTGCCTACGAAGTTCTGGAAGAGGAATTGATGTGTTCAGAAGATTTGTATCAGCATACCGTTGTGAAAATTCTTGATATGTAAAACTTCTGTGACGCAATATTTGAGCCGCTATACCACGAGTAGTATTAATCTCCACAGTCATCATTGCTTGTTCAAAGATGCTCCAGTGTTGATGTTTAATACAATACTTAAGCAATCCACCAAAACTTTCATTATCTTGATTCTTAGGATTAGAAACACGGGCACAATATGCCATGTGTTTTTCAGCATCGGGAGTTACAGATACAAGTTTTACTTCCGGTTTCATGAATTCAAATTGTTCGAACATTTCCTTCACAATCTATCTCCATTGTTATTATTTGTTAATTTATATTTTTTATTAATTTTTACTACATCATACATTTCATCATCTTCTTCATCATAAAACACTTCATCATAATCGCGAATGTAAGGTGCAATCTCTTCATATTGAGATTCTTGTTTATAGGAATCAATATCAGAATAAACTTCCGATTTAAGACAGTCTACAAGAGACTCAATATTTCTAATGATTAACTTAATTTTTTCTTTATTCATTCAAATCAACCCTCACAGAAGTAATTATACGTAAAAAAAAGAGGGGAGTCAAGTTCCCTCTTATATCAAGCAACTTGTGAAAGTAATACCTGTTATCTTTCGATATAACTCAGAGTATGATTCTGAGCATAAAGTTGTTGAATAATGATGTCACAACCAATCTTAGGGTTGCAATCACCACAGGTATAGACATCTACTGCTGCTTTACCTTCCTCAGGCCAAGTATGGATTGAGATATGACTTTCTGAAAGCAAACAAATTACAGTAACTCCCTGCGGTTCAAACTTTTTAGAGATAGTCTGAATCACAGTAGCACCACTTGCAGCTGCTGCGTTTTCTAGTAAGTCTATAAGACAACGCTCGTCGTCCAAAAGGACAAACGAGCATCCATACAAGTTAAGTAGATAATGCTTTCCCATTTTACAGTGGATTCTCCTCCGCTTCCTTAATCAATGAACTTACAATCTTTTCTGTGCCGTCCATTGTTTTGATAGCATACAGAGATGATTTTTGGTATTTTTTAATTTTTCTATATTGTTTTAGGACAATATCTATATTATCTAAATCTATAGTAATATTGGCATCTTTACCTATTCTATTTTCTTTTCCTTGCCCACCAAATCCTGCATTCATTTTCTTTTTTTCTTTTCAGGTTGTTTGTATCCCCAAAGTTTTGGGTTGACTCTACCATATCCAAAATCAATTTTTTGAATTGTACCTGAACCATACTTATCATAGTACATATCAAAAATACGAACTCTTGATCCCCTTACAAGATCAAGATATTTTTCACCATCAATATTATATGAAATTAAATGAGCATCGTTTGGAAAAGAAAAATCTTTTGCTTTTTCTAAAGTTGTTTTTTCTAAAAGAATTTCACACCCATATTCATGTGGCAGAACTTTTTTTTCTTTTCTTGAAGATTCTGCCATTTTCCTTTTCTCCTTCGCAACTACTGTCATGAACGACCACCCCAAGTAATATCTGGGTATGCTTCAATCACAATTTCTTTGGTTATTTTGTATTTAGTTTGCAACTTCTTATCTTTAACTAAACAAAGAATTTCAGATTCAAGTGGATGAAGACCTTGGAGAATATTAATGAACATTGTTTCTCTACGAAGAGAACTTAGACCATCATTACCTCCCTTCACAAAATTATAAAACATATGATATTCCTTACGAATTGAAGATCTTCCTTGGTCCATTGATCCAAGTGAGTTTGAATTCAATTCTTGCATTTTTGAAACTGCATCATCAATTTTAGCAGTTAATGTTCCACTATAAGAAGTTTGTTCATCAGTACTTGCATAAGGAACATCTCCTTCAGGTAAAAGAGAAATTACAGTTTCATCAAAATTCCAAATCAAAATGGTTTTGAGTGAAAGATCTTCGTACTTTTTGAGAACATCAACTTTTTTTGCATTAGTTCTTTGTTTAGATGCAAGATTTAGAACTTCAAATGCAAAAGGATTTATTGGAAGTTCTTTAGTTTCAGTTTCAGATTTTTTAGATATTGTAGTAGACATAAAATCAATTCTTTACAAGTTAATTGGTTATGGTATTTAGATTATTATTCATTTTCCTCTTCTTCATCATCATCATAATAATTAAAATCGTTCTCAAATCTTACAGATACTATTTCGTCTGGAATTACATTACCATCATCATCAAAAAACTCTGGATGTAAATATGGAGGTTTTGATTCCAATAAGTGCCTATAAGTTAACCATCCTATTATACTTCCTGTCATAAAAAATAGCAAAGTGAACATTACTGTGAATGTTATTACATATGCTGTTTCCATTTATTTTCTCCAGAGAGTTTATTTTTTCCTAATATCAAAATGAAATTCTATAAAGAAATGAAACTCTCGTCTAAAAAGAGTGATCATTTTACCAAATTTCACTTGAAAAGTCTTTGGTTTTTTTGATCTTCTCCCCCCTCTATTCCTAAGTAATAACTCAACCCCCCTATTAATCTGGGGTTCCGATTTATTTAGTTTTCTTTTTGCGTCTTCCTGGTCGTTTATCATGATTATATTTCCAAGCGTCTTCAAGAATTGCATAAAGATAATTTCTTATCTTTCTTGCTTGTGGTTTTGGAATATGTCCATAACCTTCACGAAGTTGTTTATGAATTTCGTCAGCACCACCTTCTAGATATTCGTCCAAATCTATCACAAGATTACTGATTTCACTTGCAGTGGTGCTTTCAATAAACTCTTC